CCCCGCCACCTGCCATGAATCCGAAGAACTTCTTCTGGCGAGGCGTGAGACGCTTACCTCCGACAGAGCCGTGCTTGAGAATCTCTTTTGCTTTTGCCTTTGTGACCGGACCCTTCCGGGCTTTGCCAGGCATCTAAATATATCCTACCGTCAGCGTAACATTCGTGCCTGGGATGTCCGCATAGATTCCGCTCTCGAACTTAACCGGAGCTTGAGAGAAATCCAGGAAGGTCATGCTGTTCGCAGGGGACACCGCTGAAACGAGGTCTGTCCCGCCATCGTCGGTCGAGTCATTGAGCTGCCACGCACCACCGGTCGCGCCTGCGCTTGCGACAACCCAATAGACCAGACCTGCTGCACTCTTCACGGCTGCGTCACTGGTATCAATGCTGGTAACAACGTGTGCTATCACTGTCTACCCCCTTAGTGTTTAGCTACCCACCGGGAATGTTGCTTGCCACGGAGATGAGAGGACATACCGCCAGCGTTTCCTGGCATGGAGGCCCCGCATTCGCACAGGGCAGCAGGTTCACTGGTGTCTACTGCGCCTGCGTCTATATCTGGTGAGTCTGGGCTTACGATAATTGGCGAACCCCCTCTGGAAGCGCCAATGACCTTCTCCAGCATTATCCGCATGGTCTCAAGATAGCGTTCGTCCTTGCCCTCTTCACGCTCTCTGTCCCGCGACTCCCTGATAGCCCCCCACGCGACTGCGTGTTTATTCTGCATATGTATCAGCACAGCCTGCTGATTCACGAAGTTATTCTTCGAGCATGGGAACAATCCCATGGATCGGTACTTTGCAGAATCTGCGTGAGCTGGGTGAAGCAGGCATGGAAGAAGTTCTACATTTACCATCGGTGACCACGGCAGGCGTGGGTTTACCCAAGCCTTTTGCCCATTTGCGAACCGCTGACGGAGCTTCCCTGCCAGAAGCGTGCGTGGAAAGTCCTTGACCTTCCCGTCACTCACGCGGCGCAACCTTACATAACCAGGGCCTCCGGTGGGGAGTCTTGCCATCTGGCCGCTCTCTACCATGTCCTCGACCTCGGCCTTGCGTTCATCAGCCTGTATCTCGGACATATCCTCCAGGAGCGCCATGTCGTCGTCGCTGATGATCCCCTTCTGTATAGTCTGCTCTACGATCTGTGCTTCAGTAGTCATCAGACACTCACCTTTATCCTTCCCTCTCGCTTGTCCTTTGCATAGGTTGCTATGATTTCGTATGCCCGTGCCATATCAGGCGGCTCGTGCTCAGGAACCGGGTATCCGTTTATCCGGAAGTCGTCGGCTATATCCTGTAGGCTTTGCACTGTCTCCAGTATCTCGTAGCGCCCATTCCCGAGTTCCACATGGCCCTTGATGATAAACGGCGGGCAGGTAAACCCAGATGAATCCCCGAGATATATGGTGTGTCCCCATACCTTGTCGTTTCGGATAACGTGCAGTATCTGCACCCGCTGTTTCTTTGCTCCTGGCTCTTTGGTAGTAACATTGCCTTCCTTGAGCTCGAAGCACGGCTCATCAGGGGTTACATTATCCGCCATCGGTATTATCGGGTCCGTCTTTAGGCCCCGTTTTCGTGATGCAACTGACATCAGGCTAATCACCACCCTCGACGAAACGCTCATAGAGGTCGAGGAATTCAAGTTTCAGTTTCTTCTGCTTTTCCAGTCCCTCAAGGCTCTCCCGAATAATATCCCTTGCCTTCTCGCCCATCGGGACATCCTTGTGCATTTTCGCGACCATGCCCGCGTCCCACTGGACGCCGCCTGGGACTTCCTTTAGCTTGGACTTCTTTACCTCTTCTTCAGAGAACCCCAGCTCGTCCTTCAGATCACGCAGGATACGAATGGTCATAACACTCCCCTCGACAGGGAGCATCTGCAAGAGTGCGAATCGGTCAACGAAGGACAGGCTGACTGTTGGGCCAGCCTGTCCTAATCGCTGAAGACGTCTCTGTTCCCCTCTGGAGATATTCGGTGTAAGGTCAACAACCATGTAGCCCTCCCTTCCCCTGTTACCGTGTATTCTACACTACCGGCAGAAAGCCTAATACTTCTTCTTGGCCTTTTTCACTTTCTGTCCGGTTGACTTGGCATACTTCTTGGCTGCGGTTTTGCCAGCAGCACTATACGAGAAATGCCGTTTACCTACCTTTGGCATAGTATCCTCCTGGCACACCGGTTCTTGGCTGTGCTACATCACTCACCGGCGGCAGATTCCTCGGATGACTCATCGTCGCCTTCAGATGCGTCATTATCTTCGCACTCTTCGGCGGCGGCTTCTTCTTGCTCTTCGGCCTGTTCTTCGTTCTCTGAATTCGTATCTGTTACCACCTTGGTCTCCCTTCGTAAAAAATGTGTTTATCCTCTAGACTGCGAGTTCTGCTTTTAGCCAGCTCTTGAATTCGTCACTCTGGAGCGAAACCTTAACCTGGTCCTTCAACCACTCGCTGTCCTCGATCCTGGTGACACGGGTGTCGAGCTGCTGCATACCGCCAACAAGCAGCGGAACCATATGGTCGTAGTCAGCGAACCAGTACGGGTGATCCTCACAAGGCTCTCCGACGTTACACAGCGGGCAGTCGCGCCCTTCTCCTGCGTTAATAACCCATGGTGCCCAGGAGACAACCTCCTGCGCGAGGAATCCAACAAACTTGCCACGGCTGTTCCGGCCCCACGGGTTCTCACCACCGTCTTCCATTGTTTCGGTTGGATCGTCCCATGCGTACTCGACAAGTCGGCCCTGCCTGAGCAGTGCCAGCGCGTCGCCGTCCCAGTCCGTGATATCTCTCTTGATACGCATATCAGAAGACGTTGTTATGGCCTGGTTCCCAATGTAATGGGCAACTGTTCCAGACCCTCGTGATGCGTCATCAATCCAGGCGTTCGCAACATCAGTGAAGGCTATCCCAGCAGTTGCGATGATCCCGCCTGTCGTATTTGCAGCATTGGCTGCGTGTGCTGCCAGTGAAGTGAGCACACCAACCGACGTTATGCGCCAGTGCTCGGTCATAACCTGTGCGCCGTCGGCGCAGGTATAAAAGACGATTCTCCCTGGGGTGTCATTTGCTCCCGGAGTCCCGTCTATGATCCCTGCAATCCCTGCCGCCGTACTCACGTTGTCTACGCCGTCGTTTGCTCCCCAGTAGATGTTCCCGAGAATCTCTGCACTACCGACGATAGTATCTCCATCTATGGCAGCGTCCCCGCTCTTTAGGAATGTGAGGCTCGGAGCCGCGGTGTCTGTCGTGTTCCACATCCCCAGAAGGATCGCTGCGTCGTTTGTCGATGTGCCGAGTACCTGGAACTCAGCCGAAACCCCAGCCTGGCCTACAGACGCTACCTGTCCAGTGTGCCCCATGACCAGTCCAAAACCATTTGCCACGAGGAAGTCCCCGCCAGAAAAGGTGAGAGAGTTCGCAGCATGGGTGAGGGTTATGTCTGCCGAGTTGAAGTCTATTTTTGCCCCAGACCCAAAGAAGAGGTCTGACGCAAGGGTCATTCCTGATGCGTTAAGGTGTCCGATTCTCGTTCCGCGATACCCGAAGTCTAGCCGGGTATTTGCGGCATCCCAGTTCCAGCCATTTCTGATTGAACTTGTTCCCCAAGTAGGCATTTTTTATCTCCTAACGCTGGTTTACGCCAGCACTTGAATTAGGGGGCGTGCACTGGGGGCAAGAACCTATGCGCAAGCTCACACCCCCAGTGCGGAGTATTCAGTTGTCAGGTTACGTAACTTCCCAGTCAACGCTGCCTTCGGCCATGAAGTAGTCAACTTCAAATACCCGAGCTGCAGCAGAGCGGTTCTCAAACATGAGTACCGCATAGAACTGGTCGGTGTTGGTAACCGGTGCCGTGGCAGTATACTCAGCAATTAACTCCATACCGCGGTTGTCGTGCCCGACGTATATCCGAGGATGGCCGCCAGCGCCGAGTTCTACCCGGACGAGATACCACTCGTCAGCGGCAATGGTCTGATTGGCACGGATGCCATTTGTCACGGTGTCTCCAGCCACGGTGCTACCCGCAGAAGCTCCTGCGTCTCCTGCAAGAGCCCGGAGATCGGCTGTGGTCGCATCGGTATCAAAACTCACACCTGCCATACCACCAGAACCGTTATAGGTCATGGTCGCAGTTGCGAACTCTGCCGGCATAACCGGGGTTCCAAGGGCTAACGTCTCGGTGAACCCTGCGAATACCGCGCCAACAGAAGCAGAGTTGAACTTGAAGCGTGCTTCCATAAAGCATCCGCCGGTACTCGGTTGAAACGTGCCAAGGAACAGGGCGACGTTATCGTTATCGCCAGTATCCGTGGTGAAGGCAACTACGCCACCTGGCTCATCAACGGTCCACTCTACTGATCCCTCGTTAACGGATACAATGCCGACACCGTCAATCTGGTAAGTCCCGCTGCCCCAGGTAATGTCGTTGTCCGGTGCTATGAAGTGAGAGCCACCACGGACTCGTCCAAAACTTCCATGTGTAACTGCCATGATCGTTACTCCTTACTGCCCATCTTCCTGCTACTCGCGCAGGCTGGCATTCAGTTTCGCCCTACGCTGGGGCGGTTGCGTCTGCCGTTATCGAGAAGAGCCAGTTCCCTGCACTGCGCTCCCCATAAGCATACTCAAAGTACATATAGATACCGGTGCCGCCACCACCCTTGTTCGGGAACCGGCGTACCTCGGTTCGCATCCCCCGGCCTTCTACCAGGATGATGCCGGTGCTTGAATAAACAAACCCCTCTGCATCAGTCGCGGAGTCAATAGCAATATTGCCATTCTCCTGCACGATGACACCGCCAAGGAGTTGCGGGGCCTCAGTATATGACCGTCCAAAAACGTCCGCAGTCACACCGGAGGTTATCTCATAGGTTCCGACAGCGGCAGTTAGCTCGTCGTCGATGTCCGTGAGACAGAACCCGTGGTGCTGCATATAGTACGGGCCTTCCCCACGCTCCGTAGCGTTGGAGGATATCCGGTACTTGGCGTGCCGGACAAGGGTCGAGGTGAGAGGATTCCCAGCTGCGCCCAAGTCCGTTGTTGCTGCCTGACCCACCGCGATACCATCCTCGTCCTCTTTTCGCAGGAGAGCCCTCTGGGATTGCTCACCGCTCCGGACAATGGCCGCCGCGGACTGGAGAATTCGATCCGCCACACGGTCTGTGTAGAACACAAATATGCCACTATCTGCCGGGGTGATAGTGCGTAGCGTGTCAGACAGTTCCTGTGGATTCTCATCAATATCCGTAAGTTCCGTAATGTCCATGGCCGTGAGCTGACCGTAATCAACTTCTGACCAGGAGTTGCCTATATTGTTTGGTAGCACAACGCGGTCAACAGTATCGCGCATCCGGCCCTTCTGCTCAAGCACGATGCGTGCGCCGAGTCGCATGGTTGACAGAGAGTCCGCAAGACTCTGAGTAGTAGTATCACCAGGCATGACGATTTACTCCTTTATCGTGGGACGCCCAGTTCTGCAAGAATATCTGCTGCTTTCTTGGCATCAAAGGGCTCGTCCCCGTCGGCCATAGCCGTTATAGATTGCTTAGTAGTTTCAGCAACTGCTGGGCCAAGAGCGCCCCCACCGGGGCTTGCATGAGGTTCCTGTGGCGGGACTTCATCGGTCTCAGGGGAGGGAGCTTCACGGGGAGTAATCTGATCCCTGACAGACAGCCATACCCTTGCTACGGCATCCGCAGCGGATATGGAGTCTATATCAGCAACCAGTGCCTCTGGTATGCCCTGTGCGATGAGCCGTTCCTTGCGGGCCTCAACCCGCTCCTGCTCTACAAGGGCCCGTTCTGAGGCCATTGCCCGTCGTGCCCGTATCTCCGCCAGTTTGTCTACGTCGTCGCCGTACTCAAGCCTGTCCTGGAGTTCAGCGATCTCCTGCGAGTGCCTTGCCTCCATGGTAGCCCGTTCACGGCCCCAACCAGACTGAGCCTTAGCCAGTGCTTTTTCTACCTCAGCAGCAATATCGACAGCGGGCGCTGACGCTTTAGCAGGGCTACTCTTTCTACCCAAGGCGGCAGCATCAAGCTGTGCGCCAATGGCAGATGACGTAGAAGCCTGCGTGGAGCCGTCCGGCGAGGCCGCTGTAGCGTTTGTGCTCTTGGTATCGTCTGGCATATCCCACTCCTTTTTTGCTACGCGCAACAGAATTGCAGCGTAGCTGCTCTTGTCGGTAGCCTAAGTTATGTAATCAGATATTGTCAAGCACGAATGCTTTGCGCCTATCTAGATAGGTATTGCTTCCTTGACCTCTACGCTGTCTACCACCTGCCTGATATTAGACAGGTAACTACGCGCCATAGTCATTTCACGGCTATTGCTCGGTTTACGGTCGTACCAGGCAACAAGGTACATCCCCGTCCTTGGGGATCGCATCCGCAAATCCGCCCGCTGTGTACGAACGTAGCTTCGGTATCTCTTTACAAGCGGATGCTTGGCAAGCCGCAATGCAGTAGCTAGATTTCCGCCAGGTTTCTGGTTCTGTTCTATCTGATCCAGCAACCTGCTCACACCAGGGTTACCCTGCAAGAACCTGCTCTTAATTTGCCAATACGGCCTCAGATAATTACGTACTGTCCGAAGCTCTTCCTCTATAGGGGTTTGATTTCTATACATATATTCACGGACTCTTCTTAGCATGGCGTCGCCATAGGTTGCCTGGAACGCACGCTCCCTTCGCATCCGCTCGTCGAAGTCATAGTCCCCGGTAAGAGGGTCCTCCAGCGCAGGGTCGCCTATCTTAGCCATATAATCGTCGAACGCCACATCAAATGGGTGCGAGGAAGGCTCCTGCTCATCTATCCATTCAAGGTCCTCAGCATGAATTGCCCTAATGTTTGCTTTTGCTATGGCTCGTTCATTCTGTAATACCCCGTAACGGGCACGAAAGTCAGAGAGTTTCTCAGATTGAGAAAGCCGGACAACCATGTTGCGGAAATTGCGGTCTAGCTTCTCTTTCTTTTCGCGATAGACCTGATACCCCGAGCCACGCTGTCGTGACCGCTCATTAACCAGCTCCTGTGCATCCCTGACTTCCTGCTGTGCATTTACATGGCTCTGTAAGTCCTGCGGAAGATCGCTGAATTTCCCAGAATATCCAAGACGCATCATAACAACGCCGCGTGCTTCATTCCTGGCCTCGGCGGCTGTCGCAGGAGAGGTACGGAACCCCTGGAAGGCAAACGCTGTAGTTACTGCCTGCTCTCCTTCCATTTTCCCTTGCACCGAGAACGGGACAAAGGAGGTCCCAAGGTGCTTCAGCAAATCCGGTGCAGTGTTTATAGAATCATATGGTGCAGCATTTACCTCCCCACCGGTGGCATATTCTATGCCTCCCTGTGTCATTCGGAGGAACGGAGCACCCCTTGAGAACCACAGCTTGATGATAGGGTTCTCGTATGCATTGAGTTCCAGGAGCTTTCTTGCATTCTCTCCTCCGCCAGCCGCTGAGGTGATAGCGATCAATGCCTGGCTTAAAGCACGTACCTGCCCGCCAACTCCTATCCAGTCACCGTTGATATTGTAAGAAAGGAACTGTTTCCCTTTGGTTGGGTCATATCCTTCTTTTATCTCCTCATGTGACTTTCCTAGAGCAAGGCCCACTACGTAATACATTGCCATAGCACCAGCACCGAGCTGTGTAAGGCTGCGAAGCGCCTCCCTGCCTTCTCTCGTCCAGGGCTTCACAGCCATGTAAAAAAGAGAGACTGTCGAACGGAGAAGACGCGGCGAGAATGCCATCCAGGTGCTCTCCACCGCAGACTGTTTCGGCCCAACCCCAAGTGCCCTGCTGTCAAGGCCACCGGTCATATTACGGATATACTGGGCAAGCTGCTGCTCCTGACCCTTCCATCCGGCTTTGTGGCTCTGCCACATGAGCCTCCGCATTGTCCGAAGCCCCATACTGTACTGGGCCTGGAAACGCCCGAACGTCTGCCTGCCACCTGCCCGTGCAAAATCCCTGACGGAGTGACCTACCCCTTCCGGGAGCAAAAACTCAAGGACTGCACCAGGACGGAGAATGCCGCCCTCCTCTATGGCACGGTATAGCTCAGGATCACCAATAGAGATACCATTTCGAACCATCTCTTTGTACACTTCAAAATGGTCGCGCAGGTCCTTTGCCTGTGCACCCGGTGTAAAAAAAGTACGGAAGTGATGCCACACAATCTGTGCCCACTGGTCAGGACGCCTGCCAAGTATCAACAGTCCATGCGTAAGCGGCATAGCCCAGTCCAGCCCGGCAGATAGGAAACGGGCAGCCTGCCCTGCGGTCTCGGGGATTTTATAAATACCAGTTACTGGCTCAAAAATCTTTTGTATGCCTTTCTCAAGGTCTTCAACTATCTCTAACGGGAAAAACCGCCCTGCGCCTGGCCCACGCCCAACCCATTTCTTAATTTTTATATTTTTTTCAGCATAACCAAAAAGATGCCCGGGCCCAACAGATGCTGTGTTCGCTCTTTCCTGTGCAGTTTTTAACTGTCTATTAGCCAGCGTGACCTCTCTCCGAGCACTTTCGAGGAGTTCCTCGGCACGCCTTGCGGCTATAGGGTCGTACTTGACCGCTGCGATGAATCGCTGTTCCACCGGAGTAATCACACGCGGAACGCCACCTACTTTCGGAGCAGCGCCTATTATCTCGCCTGATCCTGCCGGAACTCTTATTCTTATCGCATCCGATGGGAGGTCCGCAGCAAGCTGGTCCACCACTCCCTGGAGTTCCCTGCCTATAGCCTGTGCCGCTTCCTCGCGCATCCCGGTTTCCTTTGTCACAAAGCTCAGGAAATCATCGTAAGCAGGATGGGGCCTTGCCACCCGTTTTCCAATAATAAATAACGCCTTATCTATATCGCGGGCAAACAGAACTGAAATTCGTTTCTTCCCAAACTTTGGCGCACCATAGGTGACCCTGGTATCCCGCAACTTCTGTGGAAGACGCGGGCCTATATCCTCTGCTACCCTCGCAGCAGCGGAAATAACAGGTTCATCTACAACCTTGGCAAACCTTACGACCGTGTCTGACTCAAAAAGACTTTGCAGGGATTTACCTACAAGTTCTGATTCGGGAACACGGACAATAACTCCATCAAACTGTTTCTGCTCAATCAGTTTTCGCATACTTGCTATATCTGTTGGTGTTGTTGGTTCTCTACTAAACCATCCCGCTTCTCTCGTTAGCCCCAACCATTGTGCATCGGTTTCTATTACCAGTGGGTTTTTCAGATTGATCGGTATTTCATCTACTTGTGGGCCAAAAAATTCAGCAAATGCACGGTTGGGAGTTGTGTATACGGCGTCACCGAATACAGCCTGCTGGATGCCTTGTGGGGCATATGCTTCTTCGACGGTAGCTCTGCCAGTTCCTCTGAAAAATACCCCAGAAAATGGGGCTCCCGTCTTTGCTCCTTGTATAGCTTTTACCGATTCAGCAGTTACCCTCGCCACAGGGGCAGCGGTGGGGGGCGTGGTAGCGGTGGGGCGTTTATAAGATGGAGCCCATACGCCAAGGTCAGGCAAGTATGAACTGCCTGATGTGTAATAAATTTTTACAGGGACTTCTTCCAAACCCGCGCGAGCTGCTGCTGCTGCACGACGATTTCCCTCATAGATAACAGGCTCGCCATTGTGCCTTAACGCTACCTGTATATAGTCATCACCAACATAACCTTTTTCCCGCATACTGCTTACAAGCTCTTCGGGTACTTTCTTAGCTCCTGTCTGGATAGATATATCCTCACGGGCAGCCCCTCTTAGATTTTGCAGGTCTTCGGTAGCCACCATTCTTGTGACCGTGCCAGCTTGCTGCCCAGGACGGGGTGGCATTTCTGGATTGCCTACATCTCTGTATTTGAGCATCAGCGTTTCTGCTAAACCTGTCTTAGCCTTTTCGGGTCCACCGTCTAGAAATTTCCCAACTTCCTCACTTGCTTGTAATGCTTCTTCTGGGTCTCTATCATCTGCTGCACGGTTTGCTCTTATATTTTCTAAGTAATCATTTCTGCTATATTGAGAATCACGTAACTGCCAAGAAGAAGCTACCCTCTCAGCAGGTGCAGCGGTGGGTACTGCTTCCTCAGCCCTGGCAGTTACCCGCTCAGCAGCCCTGGCGGCTTTGGGGCCCTTCGCGGTGGCAGCTTGGAAAATATTCCTATGGCGCTTTGCCTCGCGTGTCGCCGCGTCCAGTGCCTTTTGTGAGGCATCCACGCGCGCCAGAATATCCTTTGGAACCAGTTGTCTTGAGGTGATATTTGGGAGCATCTCCAGCATGGAGTTTTCAAGCTCTTTATTGATAATCTCGTTCACTGACTGGCGCATATTTACTTCCAGGTTGTAGCGAGGATTATTGCTGTAATCAATCCCGTCAATCGCGCCGTCAGTCGCATCTTGCCATAGGCGTTGCGCCCTTGGATCGCTCGGCTTTTGCATCTCCAGTCCGTGCAGACCTTTTACCTGTCTCGGCACATAGAACCAGCCCTCTTCGCCGGTTATCTTTTTGAGTATTGGGACCCCTCCAGCGTTCCTCCATCCATCAGCCGTATCGAGAACCTGGTGATATGCATCAATATACTGGCGGAAATTCGTCCCGGGGCCAGAAACATGGGCCCAACGCGGATCGTCGGGCTTGGAAAAGACGTCCTCCCACCTATACTTCGTGCCTTTTACGAAGCCATCTTTTTGTACTGGGAGATAATCGCCTTGCCATCCGAGGACCTTTCTCCATCCGCGGGATGCAAAAATATCGAGATGAGCAGCCAGATACAGTTTCTGGAGATCATGAGTGTCAACGAGCTTCCTTGCATAAGCAGCTATCAGCTTTTCCTGATCAGAGTTCCCTGCCAGGGATGGGTTTATCCATTTTCCGACTAGCGTCTTTATAATCGGGTCGTCTGTCGTCACGACCTGGTTCTTGTACCACGCCAGGTCATTAAGCGGCATAGCGCCTTCAGCGGCTGCACCGTGTTCTGGAGATATCACGTCGCTATGCCTGATGATCTCGTCTGCCAGTACTCCCTCTTCTCCTGACGTGCGCTTTACCCCATGCTTGCCTACTCTTACGCCAAGCCCGGCAATTCTTCCCGCTTTTGCCATTGCTGTAGCCGGGAAAAGCCACAGCGGCAGCTCTGCCGGATTCAGCAGCTCAGTGACTAATTTTTCCCCCCAGACTAGGCTTTCGCGTTCCTCGTGGTATTTAGTTGCTGCGGCCATAAAGTCGCTGTTCTTGTCGCGGTCAAACAGGGTAGGGAGAGGTTGCCACATAGATGGTGCCTCTGCCCCCAGGATTTCTTCTCGCTTTTCCCGTACCCCTTTACGGTATTGCCCAAAGACGGGGATAGGCACCATCCCCAATTCCTGTTGTGCCTTTAAATCTGCACCAAACAGGCCAGCCTGCGCTTGCGTATACTCGCCATATTCCTCAAAAATCCCCTTAATCGGGTCTGGAATGATTGCGCCCACTGTTCCGAAAACCCCTTCGACAGCCCTGCGCCAGATACTTGTGTCGGTATCTTCGGCAGGAGTTTCATCCGGCTGTGGGATTCCCTCTCCCATTGCGGCAGTCGGGGCAACAGGTCTATCCCCGGCAAACATATCCGGGTATTTAGAGAGAAATTCTCCGAACCCAGCATCGGGATCACCCTTGGTTATTGTCGTCCATTCATTCTGACGTCTATCTTCTGGTTCTGGTGTCATCGTACTGCTCCACCAAGTCGTCGCGGGGCCTTCCCAGGTAACGGACGCTGTCTTTTCGTAAGAAACTCTTCCCGCTCAGGAAGGTAGAATGGTTCGTCATCGTCGTCGTCATCGTCGTCCGCTGGCTCACCCGGGGGAGGGGTTTCACGTTGTCTTATGGCTGCCATGTGTTCCGCTACTAATTGTTTGCGAGTTCCCGAGGTAACCTCCTGCCCAGTTGTGTGCATTTCTAGAATATCTGCCTCTGCGCTGCTCTCTGCTTCAGCCTGGTACCTTTGTAGCTGCTCTGTTAATGCCTTAGCAGCAATTCCGCCAATCGCCCCCTGGAATGCTTCCGGCGGAGCACCTGACTGTGCAAGTGCCTGTTGTGTTACCCCCTCCGGAACTCCTATCGTTACGGTCGGCGGCGCGATACCTCCAATGGCACTGGTGTAAGCACTGGCACGGAATTCATTTCTCTCGGCTACGGTCATTGGGGTCTCCCCTGCCTGCTCGCGTCTCTGCTGCTCCTGTGCAACACGGTCGTCAGCGATCTCGTCGGCCATCCTGCCCTTTGTGCCTGTCCCCCACTCAGCGCCGGTAGGAAGGGTAACCTCGCCGGTCAGTTCGAGTGGCCGGACGGCCCTCGGGAGGTGGGAGAATAATGACTGCGTATAGGCATCAGGGTCAGGGTTGGTATCAAGTGCCATGCGTGTCTGGTTATAAAATTCAAGCGGGTCAGGTGTTCCTCCTCCAAGGTTTGCTAATCCAGTCTGGATATTCGCGTGTTTCCATGCATTACTGATCGCCAGCTCCTCGTCTGTACGTGGGATTGCCCCATTTATGATCCGGGTAACGGTATCCAGGTCTGCGCCGCGCTCCATGGCAAGCTGCAGGAATGTCGCATTCCTGCCCTGCTGACCGACCAGGAAGTCCTCCTCGCTAGGAAACTCGGCAATAAACTTTCGAAACGCCTCGTCCTCTGCGTCCTGCACCTCGTCTCCTAAGAGCCCATCATCCTGGGCAATAATTCTTGCGGAGTTCATCTGGTCTTTGAGAAGGTTCAGTGCTGCGCCTCTTGCATGAGATACGTAGAGCGGGTCAGCTCCCGGTGTCATTTTCCCGGACGCACGCAGGGCGGACTCAAGCTGGTCTGCGAGTACGCGCTTTTCCATGTTTCCGATAACCCCGGTCTCAAAATCCGTATGAGGCTTGATGAATTTATCTAGGTGGGCTCTTAAGCCAATCTCCTCGGGCGACTCGATATACATGGTTTGCCAGCGGTCAAAGTATTTCTCCATCTTGAGGGTCATCTTATGCGAGGCGTTGTTATCAATTAACCACTGATCCCACACCATTCTTGGGTCAAGCTCGGCCTGCGCCTTCTGATATACATCCATGAATTCATTGCTATTTAAGAAGCCGCTAACACGCTGCCAGGCCGGGGAATCCTCACGTTGAAGTGCCTCCTCTTCGGGGCTAACGGGCCAAACGAGTTTGGCGTAACGCAGGAGCATATTATCGGTGACCTGATAGTCTTGCACTACCATGGCGTCTATAAAATCACCCATTGCCTCCATGGCGACTCTGTCGGGTATATGCCCAGCGGGTTTTCCAAGCATATTTCCAATTGATGTTTTTATTTGCGCTATAATCTGTTCAGTTATTTCCGGCGATATATCTTCGAGTCTTGGTAACTCGCTTTCAGCTATGACGCTTGCGAGGTCGTCAATCTGTCTTGGGCCTGATACCAGCTCTCTGGGAGTAAGCTGCTCTCTCCTCATGGCTTCGAGGAGTCCGCCGGTCCTTTCAATGATATCCCGCGGTATCTCGATATCCCCGTAATTGAGCTGGTCTCCCGCGAAATCCTTAAAAGTCCTTGTAAACCCCATGCCGGTCTCCGGATCAGACCGTAAAATCCGCTCTGCCCAATCCGAGATGTCCGAGGGCTCCTCTTTTCGTATGACGTCGCCGATTAGCCTTTCGCGGCGTGTTCGTGCTATTCTCCGGATTGCCTCGTGCCTGCTTCTTCTGTCAGCAGACGGCTCATCAAAACCGCGATCAAATCTCCACGAGGTATGCTCTCTTTGCGCGATGCGCTGGACTTGGCTCTTTTCCTGTTCGGTTAGCTCCCTTTGTAAATACGCAGTAGCGTTCTCCAGAAGATAATCATGGTATTCCTCGCCGAGTTCTCGTCTTTTTTCGTTTGCGAGCTTTCTCTCGGATTCGGTCATTTTCTGCGCCCGCTGTTTGGCCGAGAATTTTCTCTGCTCACTGGCCTTTCCAAACTGTTTCTCTATATCACCGAGAATATTCTTGAAATTGTCCAGCGACTGCTTGTGTGCCGCAATTTTCTCGGTAAGCTCCTTTTTCCTTTCCCTTCCAAGCGCCAAGGTGCGGGCTGCGGCAGGAAGGGTTGAGTGTTCAGCCTCCATGACTTTGAGCTGTTCCTCGAAGCGGGATATCCTGCCCTTAATCTCGTCCATCGTGCCCTCGGGCAATTGCATATCCCGTGCCAGTAACCTGCGGTAATCAGCAGGACTCATGCCAACGGTGGCCTCTGGCCTCGGCCAGGGCCCTTCGTATATAAAACCGCCTGGGAGCTGCCTGTCTGGTCCTGTCATCAGATGTTCCTTTCCGCCTGCTCAGCAGTACCACCGCCTGCGGGTGCCTCAACCGGCGGGGTTTCTCCAGGCGGCATATTCTCAGGTGATAGTTCCGGCCTTCCGCCGCCGGCGTTGTTAAATGTACCTCCAGCCTCCGGAGGGCCCTGACCTGGCTGTGGAGGAACTCCCCTCCCCTGCTGGGGAACGAGGCTCTGCATGAGGACGGAGGCGAACCTGCCAAGCATCTGTGCGCCAAACTGGTCTCCCCGTGCCATCGCAGCCTGTGCCTCGTCTCTGAACCGTTTCATAACCTCGAAGTTCACGAAGAACGGAGACTGTTCGACCTGGTCACCCGCCTTGCGTCTCACCTCAAGCTGGTCGTCCTGTACCTTGAGGATATTCTCGCGAATCCATGTCTTGGACATGAGCGTATCGAGCTGCCTTGCGACGTTTGCCTTCATCATATTGTCCTCGACGAGCCCCCACGGGATATCTGAGAGGATGTAATTAGTATCCGGTATATCTGTCGGCGTGAACTCCTCGTCGAAGAACCCTGCCATATCCGATCCCAGCACGCCTCCCTGCAAGCGGACTCTTCCTGCCTTGGTGCCTCCCCACCGCCTGCGGTAGTCGCGGAGCCATATCTGGCCTGTTGCCTGGTAGAGATGGCGCATCATGTAGTGGTAGGGTTCGAGGTGAGAACGCGCTCCCTCGTTCATCCGCTCTATTGCAACTCCCGAGACACCGGACAGCGCCTGTCCCATTGCCGTCCACGGGAAGGTCGAACGCTGGAATACCTCGTTTAGGAAGTTAATGACCAGCTGTGAGGACGCAAGCTGCGGAGAGAACCGGTGCGGGTAGCTGATGTTGGTATCGTCACGGTAGGACTGTGCCATACCCATCTCTCCGGGCTCAAGGGTTGCGGTTCCGCCGGGAGAGCTGATAACGGGTGTTGACTGTCCGAGCCGTGCGGCCTCAACCTCCTGCAAGAGGGTGCTCATCTCGCGGTTAATCGAGTCCTGCACTCCCTCAATCGAGGCAAGGAGTCCCTGCCCGAGCTTTGCGAGGACTGATGAGGCGCTTCTCGCATATGCTGCTGAGAGTTCAACGCCCCCTGCCGGCCCGACGAGGACAGGGATTTCCATGAACCCGCCCTTCTGGGAATCGGTTGTCCGGTTAAAGAGCTGCTGAACCGGCATCCACTCGGTCTCGCCGGGGTCTGTCCAGCTCGTATAGGGCTCGTCGGCAATGGTCTTGGTTGAGACGAAGACCCCGTTTAATATATCCGGCTGCATCTTGTTCTGCGGGTTGTAGCGTGATTCCCAGTGATCGAGGATAATAACGATCTCGCTCCCGTCGCCGTCGAGGTTTGGGGTATTCCAGCCGTTTGCGTCGGCCATTTCTCTCAGTGCCTGGAGCGGGTAGAAGTATTCGTGATCGACAAATGCGAGTCGCTTCTGGGCACCTCCCCACTCGGGGAAGACGCCTGCCGGGTCCCAGAGGTCTGCGACGGGTGTCGGGTTTCCGTCCCCGTCAGGGATAAGGGCGGTAAACTGTGCGTACCAGCCGGTCATGATAAGCCATGAGGCAAGCCGTCTCTGGTGCCACGGAAGTCCCTGCATGATGAAGTCCCAGTCAACCGAGCGCCAGTTCCCTGCGAGGAAGCGTTCTCCCATGTTATGGAGCTGGCCCTGTGATGCGTTCTGTATTGTTCTCGGGATGCGGTCTATGTGGGGGTTGCGGGAGAGGATATAGATACCGAGATCGACGGCATTACGGGAGTCTGGTGTTGCGAGTGTGACCTGTCCCTGCTCCGCGTACATATCCTCGACGAAATAGAACTCGTACCAGCGCCTGATAAGCTCGTTTCGGTCACGGTACCGTCTTTTCCTGCGGACAAAGCCCTTGATGAGTTCCCGTTCCTTGTCATTCAGAGCCATGGCGGAATCCTTTCTCGTTCGATCCTATCTTCTCAGGAGAAACCTCGCTGCAAAGGGTTTTGCGTCTTTTTTCGGCGTATGGGAATAGCGCATCCGCATTCCCTGGTTCCTTGCAGCATGACATAACAGGTCAGCCATGCACAAGTCTAGCACATCGGTATCGTACTTCCCGTCGCCAAGGTCCTGGAGCGTGCGGTACTGGCCGATGAGCTTCATATCCCACGAGTGCCAGGTACCGGTCAGCATGGATTCATGGACGACAGAGACCAGTGGTGCTTTTGTCCAGTGAGAGGTTGGGAATCCTGTCCGTTCGTCGCCAGCCTGGTCGCCTATTCCCTTGTAGCGGTAGATAAGCGGGTACCTGAGCTGCTCGACCACCCGTTCATGGACGCCGTGCCCATGGTTGTTGCGTTCCCAGCCGATAAGGGCGGTATTGTAGAGCATTCCGATACCAACGAGGAGTGCTCCGAACTCACCGGGGGTATTATGGCCGCTCCAGGTGGCGCAGTGACGCCAGTCCGAGAGTCTTCTTACGATAATTGCTGATTCGTGACCCCATGCGAGTCCCTCGGCTGGGTCTCCCATTGCGATATAGCTCTCGCCGTTCTCAGGAGGGAGCCAGACCCGGAGTCCTTTCATGCCGTGATCGCTGTAGAGCGGGTTCTGGACACGGGAGAGGAGGGTATCGAGGTATGACTGCGGCATTGCCGGTCTTCCGACCATTGCCCAGCAGCGGATATCGTCTTCTAAGTGCTCGATAAGGAACTCGCTTTCGGCCTCTTCACCGAACTCGTCGCGTGCCTCGTCGATCTTTCGTCTTCTCCAGCGGATATTCCCGTAGCTCAGGCTCTCCGAGCGCATAAGTTCTGCTTCTGGTGCGGTTATATCCTCTATCGGGCTATCCCCGCCAAGGGAATACTCCGGAACCCAGTGCCA